GGGATGATTATCTGGAAAGTCCCCCCGCGTTCCGGATTTGGGCGAGCCCCTTCAACCTTATAATCTCTCGTCGCCTGTGCCGCCGCAGTCACCGTGTTATTGATGGTTTTTATCACCCTGATATCAGGAGCATTATTCTCAAAGCCTTGCGCCATGCCTAAAGCCATGTTTTTTCCGATCTGGTCTCTAAAAAGCTTTGAGGGCGAGGCGATTCCGAGAAAGCTCTTCGCGGCGTTAAAAGCAGAACTCGCCGCCTCTCTGGCCGCATCGGCAATCCGCCCCGCTGCTCCTAAGATGCCGTTTTTGATGCCCTCGATAATATT